TGTAATAGGGGCGCTAAAGGCTGCGGTAAAGGTTGTACCTATTCGCTTAGCTTGGCCCCCAAATCTTTTAATACTAGCGCTAGCCGTCTTAAGGCCGCGCTGTAGCCCGGCGATATTTGCGCCTATACTTATTGTAGTCCGTGCTAAGCTTTTCTTTGCCATTTACTTAATATCGCTCTCGCTTCTTCTTTTGTTAGTTTAGGCTCTGCTCTTGTGTAGTCCCAAGGGAATTTAAATAGCTCCTTTGGTTTAATCTTTTTGCCCTTCGGCAGTTGGAGGTTTACCAGCGTTACGGTCTGCGTACGCATTACCTCCCAGAGCTCGCGGCTCTCTTGTTCTTTCTTTTCACTAAAACCAGCTACAGCGTTGTTAAGGCTGCGCGGGGTTAGGTCCAAGTATTCGCTGTAATTATACCCGAGAACGCCTAAGGCTATCTCTTCGCAACGGTCAAAAGTAAGAGGGGCTTCGGGGCCCGTTGAGCCCCTAGCCCCCTTTACTTTTTTTCTTGTGTAAAGCTCTCGGTAAAAATTGCTAAAATCTGCTCTAACGCTTCTGGGCTGTCGTCTAGCCAGTCGGCTATATCTTCAAGCTCATAGTTAAAGCTTTCCTTCTCTACTCTTGCACCTTGTTTAAGGCCAGCTCTTACGAGCTCTAAAGCCTCGCTTAAGCTTAAGCTCTCGCCTATCTTATCCAAGTCCGCCAGCTTATAGCCGGTAGCGTCTGTAAACTGCATTAGCGCGGCGAAGCCAAACTTTACCGGTCTCTCCTCGCCTCCTATTTTAACTTTCTTTACCATTTGCTTTATGTGTGTTTAATTAGTCTTACGCTACAGTAGAGTAGGTAATAGCTCCCGTAAGCTCGAAAGTAGCCGAGTACGTTACGTTATCTTCCATACCGCTAGAAACCTCCAAAGAAGTTACGTAAGCAGCAGCAGACCAGTAATGGTCTCCCGATACTTCAGTAGAGAATTTAACCGTAAGCTGGGTACGCCCAGACCAAGCGGTCATTAGGTCATCAACTCCGTAAGCCGCGTCTTCAGCGTACAAAGCAGATACAGAAATAGTACCCGATTTTGTAGCCTCTAATAAAGCGCGAGAACCGCTAGAGTCTTTAGTTGTTGCGTCTCTTGTGTCCATAGACAAAGAGATAGAGCCCTCAGTTGCGTGAGCAATTAAAGTGCTGCCTACGTATACCCCTAGAAGGGTTCCGTTCATAATGCCAGTAGTTGCCATTTTTAATCTAGATTATTTAGTTGTTCTTCAATTATTGCGGGAGCTTCAGCTGGTGCTTCTGCTCCAAATTCAACGGCTTTACCAGCTTGTATAAGCTCTAGGCCGTATTCGTTTACTACACTTAAAGTTAGACCTTTGTCTAGCTTCTTACCGCTAGGTAAGGTTACTTTTTTTGTTAGTGTTATTTTCATCGCTTAACTCTTATTATATATTCGCTATTAGCTATATAAACCTCTGCTTTGTCGTCGTAGTCTGTCTCCAATTCTGTAAACTGGATAGAGTCTATAACGATACCGCTAACGGTCCCGGTATAACGGTCTAAAGCTGTTCTTACCTTCTCGTTAAGGTCGGCAGCTTCGGCGTAAGTTTCACTTACAGCTAATACTTCATAGCGCACCTCGTCGAGCGTACTTACGCCGCTCTTCGTGTCGCTTGGTGTTATATCATTAATGAGGTATACCACAAAAGGAAAAGCGGCGCCCTGCGCTGCTATTTGGGGGTAAACCCGAGTACCTACGATAGCGCTTACGTCGCTGTCGCTGGTTAGGATTGAGTATATAGCTTTTCCCTCGTTCATTAGAAGCCTCTTTTTACTATAGCTTTCTTTTGCTTTGTGCTCAGCTCGTAGAGCTTCTTATCTATAATACGCTTTACTTGAGCATAGAGTAGAGCGTTAGCTTGTTGTAATCCGGCCCTATAACCTTTGCCTATAAAGTCTACGTTTTGTGTTTCCTTTACTTGAGCTCTAGCCTTTCCTCTAGCTACCCCAAAGTTTACCATTGCACCGTAGTACCCGTCGCCGGTTTTAGTTGCCTTCTTTCCAAATCTTGGACCTACATAACCGATAAGGTTATAACGGCCCTTACTTTTTATGTAACCTATAGAGCGGCGAAGGTTTCCCCGTTTATATGTTACGCTTTTGTCTTTGCCACCTCTGCCCTTTATACTTTTGCCTACTGCCTTACGGGTTCTACCCGGTTCTATTGCATCTCGTACGCTATTTACAAATGGCTTGGCCGCGTTCTTAATACCTCGCTTAAAGTCTCGGTATTCTGTCTTATCAATCTGGCGTAAAAGCTGGAGCTTTTTTATAGCTTCCTCGAATCCTTCTACCTCCATTACTAGCCCGTCCTTCATTAGTCCGCTAGTCTAGTATCTATAATTAAGTAGCGCTCTCTACCTTCCAAGCTTACGCCCTCTACTTCGTAGCTCTTGCCCTTCCAGCTTATTTTAGTGGTAGCGTCTACATCGCTGCGGTAGCGAATTGTAAAGCGTACCCTATTTACGCTAGTAAGCTTATCGCTCTCTTCTCCCTCTTTAGGAGTGCCTCGATACTCTACCATAGCCCAAACGTTGGCTAAAGTGCTGTACGTGCGTACGGATTGGCCGAAGCCATCCGAAGCGACGCTAGCGCTTTGTAGCGTAATTCTTCTATCTAGCTTACCGGGGTCAATCAAAGCGGAAAACTCTAAAAGGGTTTAGCAAATACTCGGAAGCTGTCGGCATACGGTGTACGCTGTCTACGCGCTTCTCGTACATCTCGCCAATTATTAAAAGCATAGCCATTTTAATATTAGCGGGTACGTCGCTAGCTTGCGTATAACCACAAGTATAACGAATTATAACAGCGTTTACGGTATCCTTTGTACCGTACCAGCCATATTCTGGCATAATACGCGCGGGCTCGCTTACTAGGTCGCTGCGGTAATCGTCAGCAGCTACGGTAATCTCGTCGCCGTTGCCGTCGATATATTTTACGCTAGCTACGCTTTGTACTGGTCCCCTGCTTAAGTATATAATGTTACGGTCTCCGCGGAAAGGGTCTACGCCAGTTCGGTAAACTGGAAAAAAATCGTAGTACTCTTCTATTACGGTAGTCAATAAGAACCGCCCTAAATAATGCTCTGCCACCGAGGTAGCAGCGTCAATAAGTACCCCTAAAAGGGTATCTTCTGCGTCCGAGTCTACACGTAAAAAGTCTTTAACCTCTTGTACGGTTAGAGCTTTTAATGTAGCTGGGGTAATTATTGTGTAGCTCATTATTTAGCTTTACGGGTTGTTCTTTTTGTGGTCTTAGCGCTTACTGCGCGCTCCGCCTTCTTCTCCTCTTTAACCTCTACCGGGTTACAGAATCCAGCGTTTAAATATTCTTGAGCAGCCGCAGCGGGCAGCTCTACTACCTGCCCTTGGCTGTAGTAGAAATCTGCCCCTGCTATGCTCTGGTTAAAAATAACCTTCATTAGCTGCTTAAGCTTACGCTTGTACTAGGTGCTTAATTGCGCTAGACTGCAATACGTTACCGTCAACACGACGGTAGGCGATGAAGCCCTGCGACAATGAGTCAGCGAAACGCTCTGAAAGTCTTAGCAACTGTACGCCGCCAGCTTCGTGTACGTAGTACTGCTTTAAGTCCCCGAAGATAATAGACTTATTACCAGTAGCAATACCGGCCATATCTTCGTTAATGTATACTGGCTTACCGAAAAGCATATCTGGCTCTCCTACGGTCATACCCGGCACATACGCGGGAAAATCGTTTGAGCTCCCGAAACCTAGGACTCTAATAGCTTTGGCGGTTGCCGAGTTCATCATCCAGCCCGCTCCAGCAGCGTTACGGTAAGAAGCATCTACAGAGTAGAACAAGTCCATAACTTCGCTAATAGTAACCGCTGTAGCAGAAGCTGCAGTTTTACCCAAAGCTGAACCAGTTACAATACCTTGAGGCTTGCTAGAAGCATCTCCAGTAGTCAAGTGTGCGTTAATACCGCGCTTAAGACGGTTAGCCAATTGAGAACCTACGAAGCTAGCCAAATCAAAAGCGTTATCTGCGATTAACTGGTTAGATACTTTTACAATTTTAGAGCTGTAAGTGTAAGGCTCAAACTTCACGTTAGTGAAAGTCATATCGCTAACGCTCTCAGCTGTACCCTCGCCCAAGATAGCAGCTACTACCGCTGTATCGTCGTTAGCTGGCAAGTTGAAAGGCTGGCCGTTTACTGTACGCAATACTGTAGCTACGCGCTCAATATCCGACTTAAACAATTCTGTAGCGCTTACGAAGTCGCTCCAGTTTTCCGGTACCAAGAAACCACCTAACCCGTCGTTAGTAGTGATTTGTGTATCAGTACCGCGAAGCTCTGCAAGTGCGCGAGCCTCTCCAGCGCTTAGGCCGTTCATACCTTTACGCAAGTAAGCATTAAACGCGTCGCGTACTTCTACTTTAGCCGGTGCAGCGTCGCGTACCTCTTCAGCTTTAGTAGCTAGTTCTTTTTTCAATTCTTCGCTGCGCTCGATACGTGCAGCAGCAGAGCGGAGCTCGTCTACTTCGTTAGAGATAGCGTCAAATTTTTCGTTTTCTTCGTTTGAAAGGTTACGGCCTTCTGCCTTAGCAGCCGCTACCATTCCCTGCATTTGCTCGATTAGAGCGCCGCGCTTTTCGCGGAGTTGTTTAGCATTCATCTTTAGCTAGTTTAATTAAAGCATTATATATATTATAGTTCACTTCTTCGGCCGGTGTCTCTCTCGCTTCATCCGCTGCGCTGTCGCCTTTAGGCTCCGCGCTGCGTAGTCCGCTCGAGGCTGCCGTATAAGCCGGGTAAACTACCGGGCTTACATCGAATAGAGAGCCGACCCTCTCTATATATCTTACGTGCTGGCCGTTCTCTAACTTCCAGCTATCTTTTTCTACTGTAAAGCCAAAGCTCGACTGGCTCAAGTCGCCGCGTCTAAAAAGCTCTAGCATATCGTTTCCGTATGTGGTGTTAGGCATCTCGAAGCGGTAGTAAAGGCCTTTGTCGTCCTCTTTAAGCTCCAAGGTACCCGAAGCGGTGCGCGCTAGTAAGTAGTTGCTGTCGTGGTTGTATAACGCTCTTACGTCGTTATCTAGCACCTCGCTAAAAGCTCCCGGTAGGATAATTTCGCGGAAACCTCCGAGGTCCTCACTCATAGAATTAAATACACTAGCGTACCCTTCTACTGTGCGGCCCTCTACAGCTTTAAGCTCTCCCTCGTAAGCTCTTTGCTCTACTAGGTCTTTTTTACTGCGTACCTCTGCGCCCTCGACCTTGTTTAAGGTGCTGAATAGGTGCGCTACTTTTAAAGGCGGCTTACGCTCGGTAAAAGCTCCCTCTTCGTTATCGTACTCGTAAATACTTACAAGCGCTGCCGGGTCCTGCTCTGTACCATTAACTTTAAAGCCGCTGTCGGCCTCTATTTGGCCGTTTCTCTCTATTTCTGTTATTACCCCTTGACTACGACCTCCGGAGCTGTTCCAGCTCACGAAATCGCCTACTGCTAGCTCGTCTGGTTCTGCGCGGTCTTCTTCTTTGTAGCTCGCTGCTTCCATTGGCTCGCCTTTGCCAAAAGTTATAATAATCTCGCTATCGGTTTCCTCGATAGCTTTTATATGGCGTTTTAGTTCTTTCTCTTCCATTTCTTCGTAAGTCTTTTTAGCCCAACGTAGCATCTCATCTCCACCCCAAGCGGCGTACATAATAGACCCGCAAATTTGTTTACCGTCCTCATCTTTAAAGCTGCCTTGGTCGTATACCTTGGCGCGGCTTAAGAAGCTGTAAATACGCGGTAGCCTATCGTGGCTTACCGCTTCGCGGTTGGCTA